TATTGAGGTTGGGTGATGTGGCGTATGCACGTTGAAGCGTGCACTGATGATTGCCACTAACACACTGAAAGAGAGTAACCATGAAAGTTGTCATTTGTGGACCGAACCTGAATGACCAGCGTAAGGGACAGTTTCACATTCACGCCGCTGGTTGTCATGACCTGGTGAAGAATGCACGGCGTGAGCCTGAGTACAAGAACGGTTGGACGATTGATGCACATAGCCGTGAGGATGTGGTTCGCAACATTTACAGTGACCACATGGCAGAGCATGACAGCGAGTTGAAGTGGATGCGCGAGAATCCCAATGACAAGCTGTCACAGTCATACGCTGACCAGCCGGGTGGAATTCCCATGGAGAGTGACTGGCGACACTATGACGATGTGTACATGTTCCCCTGCTGCAACCTTCCTGATGAGTCAAGTGAGAGTGACTTTGACTCCATCAAGAAGGTCAGTGAGACTGACGGTAAGACACTGGCCGCCACGCAGTTCGACATTGACACACTCGCCAACGCTGTCGCTGACCTGATCGGTGATGACAAGGCAGAGTCACTCAGTGACAAGGAGTGGGATGACATGCTCATCGCTTACCTCAATGGCATGGTGCGTGGATTCACCAAGCAGATTGAGTCACTCAAATCGGATATCAAGTAAGGAGACACAATGGATGACAGAAGGTACATGACATGGGAGGAACGTGCAGTGGATGATGCACGGTACCGTCCAGGTGGCAAGTACGGTGGCAAGGTGAGTGGCAAGGATGCCACCATCACCTGTTACTGTGGCAAGACCGTTTACAGTCACAACGGCGTGAAGGTCAGTGACCACTGCCCGCGTGACTGTGAGCGTAACCGATGAACACTCACACACTGATGGAGACTGACATGAACAAGAAGACTGCAAGTGACTACAGGGATGAAGCTGCACAGCACCGTGCTAACGCTGAGGATTCATTCCAGCGATGCGACACTGATGGCTTTGTGTCACAGTGGGCATCTGGCATCAACGCTCAGGTGGCAGACAGGCAAGCTGACATTGCCGACAGTGGTGGCATGTGGAAGTTCGAGCGTGTCACCCTGCACCGTACCGATGGCTCACCTGTCACGGATGCCAAGCTGTGTCACACTCGCTACGGTCTGAAGTGGCGCAGTGATGATGACAACGTGTGGCTACCGTACAAGCCTGTCCGTGAGTCAACGCTTGGCAAGAAGGGTTACAAAGAAGTGACTGTCACGGAGGTTGCACCTGCTAAGGCAATCACATGGGCACCGAGTGGTGCACGTGGACTGTCAGGTGCCACATCGGTACAGGTAATCACCATTCGCACTGACCGTCCACGGTCGGAGCATTGGTATTCAATCGGTAGGCCATAAGGAGACTGACATGTCATACACCATCAATGACTTCAAAGTGAATGACAGGGTGGAGATTCATCCTGCCACTGACCTGTGGATGCGTGGTGCGCGGTTCGGCACTGTCACTAAGGTTGGTCGCAAGTGGTTGCATGTGAAGCTGGACACCACTGGTGCAGTGACCAACCTCGCACCACACAACATCATGACACTGATTACACCTGACCCTGATCGGTACGGTGCTGTGTCACGTGTTGGGTACAAGCAGCCCTAGTCGAAAGCCACATGGACGTGGCTATACGTGATTGGCATTCACGTACTGATGAGACTGCCACTACTGAAGAGAGACACCATGACACAGAAGCACTACATTGAGATTGCTGACATGTTGAATGACCAGCGCATGATGACACGTAACGCTGAGCGTGACCGTGTTAGTAAGATCACCAAGGAGCTTGCACTCATCATGAAGCGTGACAACCGCCGGTTTGATGCAGGCAAGTTCTTCACTGCTGCTGGATTCCCTGAACTGACCAACAGTGCACAGGGTCTTGGCTAACACATGCACAGGACAGTAGACAGCTACCTAGATACACTCACACAACAAGGAGACACCATGAAGCGTTATGCACTTATCACTACCACGTGGGACCGTGACAACCCTGCCGCGTACATGCCAAGCAACTATGCAGTCATCTACAGTGAGCCTCACCCTGACCGTGGGGTGCACAGTCGCACTGAGTGGATGCAGCATGTCATCGCTGGTACTGACAACGCTGGTTGGACACTGGACGGTTACGTGCTGCCACGGCTTGCATCAGGTGGCATGTACGGTACCGAGATTGACTTGTCACATGATGTGATGAAGCGGGTACCCGATAACGCATAAGCGAAACGTCACCATGGATGGTGGCGTATGTCAGCGTGACGCACTGGCACTGATGAGCATAGTCGAACACTCACACTGAAGGAGACACCATGACATACATTGTCATTGAGAACACACCAGGCTACATGCCTGACAGTGATGATCCGTTTGTCACTGACGATTACTCTGCGGCTGTCGCATATGCCAATGAGCTTGCTGACCAGTTGGAGGATGACGGTTATGACTGTGACAGGTCATGGGCATCGTCTGGCAACTACTATGCAATCCACTGCACCAGGTCAGACACAGTTGCACCAGACCTAGGCAGGACCATTGCAGTTGAGCTTGCCGAGTAACACTCACACACTAAGGAGACACCATGTCGAAGATGTATGCCTGTTCAGTTGTGTTGGAGTGCGAGCATAGGTCCGCTGATGGCGTGACTGATGTTCACACTTACTCAGTGCAGGTGCCAACGTTCTACCTGATGGCAGACGTACAGGGTATCTTGCATGAGGATCATGCACGGTCAATTGCTGAAGACATGTTTGCACGTACAGAGAACCTGGTACGTGTCCATGCATGTGCAGTTGAAACGTCAATGGTCAGTCACTCAGGCACTAGTGGCAGTTGATACAAGCTGCTGGCCTAGTCTGCTGAATCCCCCTTGCAGGCTAGGGGGTTTCCGCACATCGCTTCTGAGGCACCTAGGAGCGATTCTCAGACCAATTCAGAGCTTCAGAGTAGGGCAACCTACCCTAGAGCTTCAATTGGTCTTAGGATGGCTCCCAGAGGCATCACAGAGCATGTGCTTCTGGCGTCTGTCCCGCTTGATCCGGCCTAGACCTAGCAGGTAGGATGCCGACAGCTAGACCCCTAGCCTCACTCACAACACACTAAGGAGACACACCACATGAGAGTCAACATCGCTGTTGTATACGATGGCGAGATAGTGGAAGACTCACTATCCATCAGTACCAGTGGCACTGACCCTGAGCTTGCCATTGGTAAAGATGTGAAACGGATGATGCTACGCGCCGAACGTACCATGGCACTACGGTACAAGTGTTATGACTGTAGTGCACCTGTCGGTTCACCTTGTCAACCTGAGTATGGTTGCACCTATGACAGTAGGTGGAAGGAAGGAGCGCATGGCACGACCTGAGTATGACCCTGTGAAGATTGCACTAGCTGACCTGGTGTTTGAATCTGCCAAGCTCGCATTCAATGAATCGAATCGTGGTCACACACTGTCAGCGGCACACTCGCCACTGGAAGACACACTGATTGAACTGATACCGATATCTGACCTTGAAGCAACTGTCAGGGTCAGTGGTCAAGGTGCACCACGGTACTTCAGTATCAAGGTACACTCACAACACTAAGGAGACACCATGAGTAGAATCACACTCACTACCTATCCTGACAACACACCACACCTGGTGGTAGGCTGGGACCACCCTGCACAGGGTGCATTCTGGCAAGAGTGGGCAACCACTGCTGAAGTGAAAGATGCAGAGGATGCACTAGAGGCAATGTCAAACCAGTCATACCCTAGTGATGACCCTGCCAGTGAAGTGGCATATCAGAAGATGATTGACTTGGAGTCACTAGCCAACACTGGTGTCAAACGTGAAGGTGGCATGTGGCCGGGTTTGCCACTGCCGATCAAGCAACACATACCTGATGACCTGAAGCTGTTGGTCAGCGATGAAGTGGAGAGACTGTTACTCACTCACGCTGAAGACCCTGACAGTGGACGTATCAACATCACACTGAACACACTGAAGGAGAACTAATGCAGTATGCAGTTATCACAATTGAGTTGCCATTGGACAATGGTGAACTGGCAGATGCCAAAGCACTTGCTGACCACATCGCCAGAAGGACACTGACCACTAATCTACATGACCTGAACCGTGATGTTAGTAAGGTGTACGGATCAGTAACTAACGTCAAGCTGGTGCAGAGGGAGAACTGATGGAGAACTATGGACGCACTGACACTGGTGAACTGATCGGACCCTATGACACGGTGGATGAACTGAACCGTGAGCTTGCCGACAGTAACGCTTGGAATGCCACACACTGCGAATGCAACGGTGGTAACCCATGTGCCTGTCCTGACTGTGACCATAAGGATTGCAGGTACCATGACTGACCGTACCTACACCTGCAATGACTGCCACACCACTGGCTCACTCCGATGGATGGAGACACATGACTGTCAGGGTGTGCAAGATGTGAACCAGTTTGGTGGTCGCTGTGAAGACTACCCCTGCTGTGGTCACATGGATGGAGAGTGTGCACCACAAGAGAGATTCACTAAGGAGTATTGGCAGGATCGAATCGACCCTGACTATCCTGATGGTGTCTACTTGCAAGAAGGGTATGAAGGTGAATAACTGATGGAACACTCACTGTATGACATTGTGATCCGTGATGAGGATGACCACATCACTGATGCACACAACAACATGACTCGCACTGAGGCAGTGGAGCTTATGCGTTCACTGTTTCGTGGCATGGACTACGATGAAGTGATAGTGCAAGTCAACAAGAAGATCAAGCCGTAACACTCACAACTCACAAGGAGTACCAATGACAAACCCTGCATTCAAAGTTGGTGACCGTGTGTTCTCACACTACACTAACCCCATGTCACTCGGCACCATTGAGTCAATGGATATCACCTACCTAAATCAGACACATGGTGTCACTGGTGATCCACTGCCCAACACCACATGGTACACAGTGCGTATGGACAATGGCTCACGTGAACGGTTGGATGATGCACATGGTCAGTGGGACATGGCACGCATCATGCCACCTGCCATTGCCAAGCGTTACGGTTACCTGAAGGATGCGTGACATGCCACTACCTCACCACACACCAGATGACCCCAACGTGCAACGTGTTGAACTGAAGCTGTCAGATGAACAGTACCTAACTGTCATGGTACGACCTGATGCTGACCACGTGCAGCAGGTTGACGTGTCACTGTTCCAGCAGACACCACATGTTGAAGGTGTGGAACAGGACGTACTTGAAATACTGGCATGTGTCCAGGTCTACGGTGACGGTACCGTGGACGTTGTTGTAGACAAGAACCTAAACGAGTGGCTTGCCACTGACACTGAAGAGGATAACTGATATGCCCCTGTCGGAACACACCTACTACATCATCGAATCACCCACACTCGGTACCCTGCGTGATACAGAGTACGAGTACCCCAACAAGTTGGTGCCACGTTACTCGGTGTCGGGTGCACGTACCGATAACGCCATCCTGTTTCACACACTGGATCAGGCAATGGGAGTTGTCACCAAACTGCGTGACGCCAAGGCACGTGGTCACAAGACACTGATGGTTGTTCGCACCAGTGACTTCTTTGCACTGTGCGAAGAGTGCCAAGGTTGGATTGACAACAGCTACGGTAACCCAAAGGGACATGACAACCAGTGTCCTGTTTGGCGTAAGTGGCTTGCATCGCACTAGCGAAATGTCACCCGATGGATTGGGTGGCATATGTACGAGTGGCGACCGTGCACTGATGAGCATAGCCAAACTCACACTAAAGGAGTATCATGTCAACTCTTGTTGATATCCGTAGTTCAATTGCTGCACAAGTCACTACACTCACCGACCAGCTTGCACCGTTGCAGGCAGCGTTGGATGCACTCGGTGATGACAACGGTACAGAGGTAAGTGCCATCGTGGTCACTGACAAGGAGACTCCTGACATGGAGTACAACCGTGCAGTGGCACATGCTGAGCGCATGGCGTTTGATGAGGCTAAGAAGGAACACCCCACTGCCAAGCGTAAGCGTGACAGGTTGTATGACCTACTGCGTACCAAGTACATCAGTGAGATTGCCAGTGCAGAAATTGACAAGGCAATTGAGCCAAAGGTTGTGGCACTGCCGAACCGTGAGCGTGTGGTGAAGTCTGCCAAGCGTACTGGTAAGTCAGCAACAGCCACAGTGCGTGGTGCACGTGCACTTGAAATCCTGAGTCTGCATGACATGGGTTGTTCACCACAGGAGATTATGGAAGAGACTGGTGCACACCCCAACTATGTGTACAAGGTGATCCGGGATCACCGTAACAGCAAGTAGTCAGTAGCACTAGGTGGTCAGTGGTTCGACTCCACTGGCTACCTGTTTACCCTCATAGATCAAACACACTACAAGGAGAGAAGTGCAATGGCACACAAGACAGAAGCAGTAGTGCAAATCAAACTGTCACCTGAGAAGTATCGTTTCATTCGGCGTGAGCTTGAAGCACTGCGTGACAACTTGTCAAGTGAGTACAGAGACAATGCACAACATTGGGGTGACACGAACCCTGACCGTATTGCATTCCTGCAACGCATCACCAACCTCACTGACATACTGAAGGACATTTAGACACTCACCACTCACCACTATCCACAAGGAGTACCAATGGCAATCAGTAAGGATGAGCATTACAGTGTCTACAACTTAGGTATCGAAGATGGTAAGACACTGATTGCTGGTTCTGAGTATGCAAATGAAGACATACTGGAACTGGCAACTCGTAAGCTCAGTAAGCAGACAGCCAAGCGTGTCACTAGTTCAGGTCATGATGAACTGGTAGCACTAGTGAAGAACTACATGGATGGCTTGGAGGATGGTGTCAAAGGTGGCGTCATGCGTGAGGCACACAAGTACAAGGAGTGGATGGACAAGAACCTGTCATGACACACTATGAGCTTTACGTTGTGGATGAACGCGGCAACTCTAGCTCATGGTCACACACTAACGAACACCGTGGCAAACCGTGCATGGTGTTTGCTGATGATGTGAACCAGACCATTGTGTTACATCATCCATCCATGACCACGTACATCTACATATCAGCTAGTGGTGAGCTTGACATACATGTTGAAGAGACACCACAACCAGCAGTAGAGACACAAGTTGCAGATGATACAAGCAGACGGGCTAGACGTAGGAAACGCCCTAGGCGTAGGCGTTCTAGCTGATATCGCTTCTAAGGCATCTGTAAGGCGTTCTCAGACCAATTCAGGGTTCATGGCTAGGGTGGCCTAGGGTAGATGCTCAATTGGTCTGAGGATGGCTTACAGGTGCCTCAGAGCGCATCTGTGTCTAGGGGTCTGACCCCTGCTTTCGATCCTTGACAGGGGGTCTAGCCTTGTGCGAAACGTTGCAAGCCAAGCTCCTAGGGGGTCACCAACTACAACCAGCTACACTCACACCAGCAGTACAAACCAACACTACTCACTAAGGAGAGTAAACATGCCAGCAGCAAGAAGGACACCAGCAGCGAAGAAGACCAACGGTACAACTGCCAACACTGTTGAAGTGCTGTTTGACTTTGACCGTGAGACAAAGGGTACCTACCGTTACGGTGAAGTTGTCAACGGTACTGAGCGTGGCATCATGGGCACTATCTATCTGCGTAAGGACATTGCAGAGAAGCTCGGTGTCACTGACGAAGACTCAGGACTGAAGGTCACCCTGGAAGCTGACAACGGCTAGCAGTACACAGAACCACGCAGTAACAACTAACCCCCATTCCAACTAACACTTGGAGTGGGGGTTATTTTTTTGCCCATTTCCAGACACACTACAACTAGGGAGTAACTGATGGATGCATTACTGTTCCCTGAGAAGTTGATTGCAGATGAGTCAACACGTGTCGGCAGGACACTGGCAGCAGGTGACATACGAGTCACGGTCATTGGGTATACGGGCGATGTGACCATTCGATTCAAGGCACTGTTAGACAATCGCTTCAACAGTACCAACAGCACTAGGCCACGTCCAGACCAGAAGCGTAACTGGTTACGGGTACCACTGGATGAAGCGACACATGTGTTTGTTGAAGTACCGAACCCTGCTGGCAACTACCCTGACAAGGTAGGCACGTTCTACACCAGGACAGGTAAGTGGTTCGCTGACAAGAACATTGCACCTGACTTATCTGATATAGCAATCATTGCAGCCAACTGGTTGAATGGCGGTGTCACTGATGAGTTGACTGGTGACCTAGAATTCAAAGTCGAACCTAACTGTGGAGTGTGCGGGCACACACTGTATGACACAGAAGAGGTTGAACGTGGCATAGACACTGAGTGCTACAAGCAATTGCAGTCACGCAGTAAGCACAAGCAGTTACGCTTTCCCGCCAAGCGTGAGCCATCGCCGTTCATGGTGAACAAGATACTGGTGGAGATTGACACACTATCAATGGATGACCAAAAGGGCATACTGAATGAACTACAACTCAAACTCAACTGACAGTCCGGCCATCACTATTCGTGGTAAGGAACTAGTAGTACGTACACCTAAGCATCCTGCAACTGAAGTGAAGAGTGTACTAGGTGGCAGGTACAACAAGAGTAGTAAGACATGGAGAGTCACACCAACCAGTATGAACGTACTGAAGCTGGTGGACTGGTACGGTCCTGAGATACTGGATGGTGCACATGATGTGGTGAAGAACCTTGCACTGTCAGAGTGGGGGTTCACTGGTTGGAACGGTACATCAGATGGTGGCAAGTTCATGTTGCATGAACGTGCACTGAATCATCCATGTTGGGATGACCTGTATGACTTCCAACAAGAGGCAGTGGAGTACATGGTGTGCAACCCTCACAGTGGCACACTGCTTGGATTGGAACCAGGTCTAGGTAAAGCTCCTACTGCCATTGTTGCAATGGACATACTGGAACTGACCAAGGTGTTGATCGTCGCACCACTGACACTTGCACGTAACTGGCAACGTGAACTGGACAAGTGGTCACAGCTATACAGGTCATGGTCACGTGCGACACGTTCAGAGAAAGACCCTAAGACTGAAAGTGTCATCACCAACCATGAGGTACTGTTTGACGTACACATGTTTGATGAGGATGGCTACGATGTGATTATCCCTGGTGGACCTGCTGCACAGAAGAAGTGGATAGAGTCAGGTCCAACCGAGATTGACAAACGTACTGGTAAGCAAGTGCCTAAGCGTAAGCGTCAGGTCATGGTACGTGAGTCATATGACATTGATTGGGATTTGATAATCATTGATGAGTCCATCCTGTTGAAGAACAGACGTGCAGTGAAGGTGGACGTACTCATGTCACTAATCAAATATGCAGGTCAGGTGTGGCTACTGTCAGGGTCACCAACCAGTAAGTTCAGGAATGACCTGTACCCACAGATGAAGATGATAATGCCACGTGGCTTTACTTCATACTGGCGGTTCACTGAATTCTTCTGCATGGTGGATCGTGGTCAGTGGGGATGGAAGGTGACAGGTGACAATCCAGAGCATGACCCTGAGTCTTACCTGCGAGACTTCCTGTTCATGAAGTCACAGAAAGATGTACTGCCAGAGTTACCTGACTATATCTATGACCCCATTGAAATTGAACTGAACCCTGACCAAGCCAAAGCGTTTCGTACCATGGTGGATTTGTGGTATGCAGAACTAGAGAGTGGCAAGCGGGTGGACGCCACAATCATCCTTGCACAGATGACACGTATGGCACAGATAACCAGTAACCTTGTGAACCTGGAACACAATGGTCACAGTTCATCTGCCAAAGAAGACCTACTCATGTCACTGATTGAAGAAGAGGAAATCAGGTACCCGTTACTGGTGTGGTGTTGGTGGGTGCCAACAGCGTGGTCAGTGTACAACCGTATCAGTGAGAAGACCAAGCTGAAGGTTGACGTTGTAGTAGGTGACATGAAAGGTGAGGATAAAGATAGGATACTTGACAGTTATAAGAGTGGGCGGTTGGATATCCTGGTGCTTCAGATGGGAGTCGGAAAATTTGGACATACACTTACTGACACACGTACAGTCTTCTATCATGATCGTTTCTTTGACAGTGATGCTTACTTCCAATCACTACGTCGTGTTAGGAGAATTGGACTTGACCATCGACCAAGACTCATCGTACCTAGAGCGCCATTCAGTAGTGACCCTATGATTGAACTGAACCTGTCAGGTAAGTTGCAGTCAATCGCCAAGCTCGGTAACAAAGACTTACGTGAACTACTCATGTCACTAGGTGGCAGCATGATTCCGTGGTCCATGAACAGTGAACAATAGAAAGGAGTGCACCCCACGACCAACTGACCATGTGCCCGAATCAACAGGTAGGGAATAACACATGGACGCTGGACAGTGTAAACAATCAAGGAGTATCAAGTGTCACTCATCATGGTTGCATTGGCATCAGCGTTTCCGAACATTGATGCTATACACATTCACCATCACAGTAGACCAGGGTGCCCAAAGACATACACAGTCGCCATGGGTGAACGTGCAGCTAGATACATCTATCGCGGCACTCGCCATGTCACTATGAAGAACTACCGTGCACTTGGACGCTATGAAATGTGTCAGCGCAACAAGCGGCGTGACCAACCAGTTGTACGTGCATATGACAGACACCAGTGGCTACTGCACAGAGAACGTGTCATTGAAGCGAACAGACAATGGAACAGTGCCATTGCCAGTTGGTACGATGACTCAGGTACAACAGGTTGTGGCTTTCACACCACATACGGTATAGCCACATTCACAGTTGGCTGTGGTGGTCATGTCATACTACGTGGTCCAGGTGGTGAAGTCACTGCCACACGTGATGACTCAGGACCGTATGTATCAGGTAGAGCGTTTGACTTGAACCCTACTACTAAAGCTGCACTTGGTTGTAGTGACTTGTGTAGTGTGGAGTATTCGATTCCGTAACTCGCTGCACCGTAAAGTAATTAGGTGACCGTGGTACCCTTACCCACCGTGAGTCACGGTAACCCACAACAAGAAGTCATACTGCTAGTTTTCGATCCAGGTGCATCAACAGGTTTTGCTGCATTCACTACTGGTGGAAAGATACTGGCGACTGCAACACTGTCAATAGATGAGTTAGGTGACATTGTTCACCTGTATCAGTACATGCATCCAGCGGAGGTAGTTATTGAATCAAGTCCCAAATGGAGTCACAACAGTCCGGTCACTAGGCTTGCGGAAAATTTCCTTGTGAATGCATTTCCTTCCGCAAGCCTAATACCACCAAGCCGTTGGAAGAGTCACCCTGCATCACATGTCAAGTTGGATAGAAACATGTCACGACATGAACGTGATGCAGTAAGACTCGGAAAGTGGTTTCTGGCTAAGGAGAGAAAGTGAAACGCAAGAAGGAACTGACACCACTAGAACGTACACAACAGGTGTTGGACATTAGTGCAACTGAACGTGCATCATTCAAACAATGCAGACGCAGATGGAACTTGGAGGTACTGCAAAATCTCACACCAAAGACCCCACCATCATTCACTTATGAATTTGGTACAGGCATACATAGGGCACTCGAAACATACTACTTCAATGTCGCAAACATTCCGGCATACCCTGACATTGAAGAGACATATGAAAGGCCACTCAAAGGTGCACTACAGGAATGGGACACCTGGTATGCAGAAACAGAAGCGGCACTCGATAGTGACAAGACACTGGACTCCACCACCAGGGAACTAGTTGGTGACAACCTGGTGGAGCTTGGTGACCTAGGTGAAGAGATACTGAGAAACTATCACCTGTTCTCAGAGAAGGAAGACAACTTCACTGTTCATGCAATTGAAGGTCACATCACAGGTGCAGGTAAGTCATGGATGAAGAAGCATTGGGAAGACATGGAGTTTGTCAGTAAGGTTGCAGCCAACGGTGTCACTTACTATGAACCTGCACGGCGTCTGTTGATACCGATACTTGATCCTCGCACACAGAAACCAGTGAAGGGTAACCCTGTACTGAGTGTCAGGATTGACTTACTGGTTCATCGTATTGACCCTGGTATGAAAGGCTTGTGGATATATGACCACAAGACAACTGACCGTCAACCGGCGGATAGGGGTCTGGACTTTGACGATCAGGTTACGGCTTACTGTTATGCCACGTACAGATGGTTGGGTGTCATTCCTCGTGGGTTCTGCACGAATAACATACTCAAACAAATTCCGAAAGAACCGCGCATACTCAGCAAAGGTGAACTGTCAACTGCAAAGGATCAACTCACCACTGCTGACCAGTATCAAAAGGTAATGTATGAACAGGGGTTGTACAAGTCACCCAAACATGTTGAGTGTCTAGAGGCACTGAAGTCACATGGTTGGGACAGGTTCTTTGTACGCCAGTATGTTGGACGTAACAAGCATGAACTGGTGAGTTTTGAAGAGAGACTGTTTGAAGAGTGGCAGGATATGGTTGATTGTGCAGACGGTAACCTGGTGCTGTATCCCAACCTGTCAAAGATGCATTGTCCACAGTGCAGAGTTGCACCTATCTGTCAGGCAATGGAGGATGGCTCAGACTGGCAGTCAGTAATGGAGACACGCTACATACAGCAAGCAGATAGAAAGGCATCATATTGACACTTCAAGTGTTCACACCATCTGCATTGAAGTATGCCAAGTGTCTCTTCTTTGCACCTGCTGGTCATGGTAAGACTCATCTGCTAGGTACTGCACAAGAAGATGAGCGCACTTACCCTATGTGCTTCCTTGATTGGGAAGCTGGCACTGAGTCACTAGATGGACTTGACATAGATGTGTTTCCACTCAGGTCATGGAAAGATGCCAATGAAGTAATTGAGTGTCTTGAATATGGAGAGAAGGTGAAACTGGACGGTAAGATGTATGACTTCCGTGAGTACCGTTCAGTTGGTGTTGACAGTATCAGTGAGTGGAACAGGTGGGCACAGCTTGACTTACTGAAGAAAGAAGAGAAGCAGCGTAAAGACCCTGACCTGATTGAACTGAAAGATTACAACAGAACAGGAGTGCAACTACGCAGAGTGCTTAGACGATTGCGGGACTTGGAGTTACATGTATTTCTCTCAGCACATGCCAAGACAGTAGAAGAACCGAGACTAGGTAGAGTCACTATTCCTGACATGTCAGGTCAACTGGCAGAAGAGGTAGCTGGTCTGGTGTCAGTTGTTGGATATCTTGGATTGACTGAAGGTGAAGATGGCGAGACTGAGAGAATTATGTTACTTCAGAACTATCCCAAATATCGGACAAAGGCTAGAACACCATGGAACAGGAAAGCTCCAAGCGAAGTGATACAACCAGACATAACAGAGATACTGGACGTGTTAGGTTACGAGTAACTGATGATGATTGGGATGACATCATTGAAGCTGCTGAGCGCATCGCTGATGGTCACGGTAAACGGATTGATGGTGCAGGGTGGAAGGTGTACATGGTAGGTAGTGTTGTACGTATCGACATTGCAACTAAGGAGAGTAACTGATGGCTTTCTACAAAGTGAACTTTGGTGATGTAGAATCGTTTGAACCTGTACCTGCTGGTGAGTACGGTGTGGAGATTGAGAAGGTTGAAGTCAGAGAGAACAAGAACGGTGACGCACTGTACCTGAATTGGGAAATGACAATCATTGATGGTGACTTTGAGAACCGCAAGCTGTGGCTCATCACTTCACTGAAAGACACTGCACTGTTCAGGTTGAAGTCCATCTTTGAAGGGTTGCAAATCATTGATGATGAAGAAGACCTGGAACTGGAATACGATGATGACATTGATCCTGGTACCAAAGAAGGTCCACTACTGCTAGACCCCAACCTGGAAGGTATGGAGTGTGTGGCAATAGTGCAGAATGAAATGTATGAGGGTAAAGAACAGAACAGGGTACGTGACCTGTTTGTGGAACGTCCACGCAAGAAGACAAAGAAGACACGGCGTGGTGCCGATGAAGGTCGCAGTGCACGTGACATTAGAGAAGGTAACGGTAGGCGTTCACGTGTGACACGTGACAGTGATGATGACTACGATGATCGTCCTAGCAGACGCTCACGTTCACGTGATGACGATGATGACTATGAAGAGGAACGGCCAGCACGTAGGCCACAACGTTCACAGTCACGCTCTGGTTCACGTCGCAGGATCAGGTGAAGATTGAAGTAACTGTGTGGGTGTGCCAGCAGTGTGGTAACTACTACGGTGCCACATCTGCTGGTAACCTGCACAAATTCTTCAACCGTGATGCCAAGGGTAAGGTCACCACACGTAGGTCCAAGTGTCCTAACTGTGTTGGTATGTACCGTAAGCCTTACACATTCACAATCGAGATACCTGGTCCAAGATGACTGACACTGAAGATGATGCATGGCGCTATGGATTCCGTTGGGGTCCAATGAAAGTAACTCGGCTTGCACACATTGATGGACGTGGCTATGTGATAGAGGTAGCAACTGAACGTCAATCAATGCAGATACATGTAACCGAGAAGGGTTACAGAATCACTCCCTATCCAGTGAAGAAACATTGACACCATGAGAACCAGTACAGCTACTTACATGTTGCCATGTAGAGATTGTGTGAACCAGCCAATCGTCTGTGACCGTATTGTCGGCAGGACACCGACTGTACTGGTTCTCGATTACCCCACCAACCTGGAAGCAAAGCGTGGTGCACTGTTACAAGGTGACACTGGTAAGCTGATACGTGCCACACTGAAAGCATTTGACATTGACCTGAAAGACATACATGTCATCACTGCACTCAATTGCAAACCAAATACGTCCAGACCGAAAGAGTTACGAACTGCAATGGAATGTTGCAGAGCTAGGTTACTGCGAGAGTTGCGGTCACTTGGTGCAAAGAAGGTACTTTGTCTCGGTACCATCAGCTACGCTGCACTTACCAGTACCAGCAAGATACCACGTATGGACAAGGTGCATGGTAAGTGGCTGTCAGTGTATGGGATGCAACTGATTGGCACTTACTCGCCAACACGTGTCATCATGGACCCTGAGTTTTACCGCGACTTCTACCGTGCCTTTGAAAAGTTCTTCACCACTGATGGCAGGGAACCGTGGCCGGACATTCGGTACTCCATACCTGAAACAGTCAGTGAACTGAATCATGACCTGACCAACCTAGGTGCATTCACTGACAGGCAGTTGTCATGTGACATTGAGACAACAGGGTTCTCACCATTTGAGGATGACATACTCTGTATAGGGTTCGGTACCGTTCAAGTCAGTTCTGGTGAAGGTTTAGGTTGGGGTGACTGGAACCGTAATGCAAACGGTAGTGCAGTCATCATCACTCAGGAGTTACTTGATTATCAAGGTACCTGGTTTGCAATCGCCAGTCAGCTACGGTATGGGTGCACTGCATTCCATGGTGGCA